ATCCTCTACCTCTCTTGCTTCCTTTACTTGCTTCTTCCACTCCACCATTTCAGCATAAAACTTCTTATTATCAATATAGTGAGACTTTACCTTTGGTGCTTTCTCTTTTACTACTACGACATCTTCAAATATGTCTGTTTGTTTTTTAGATTTCTTCTTCTTTTTCTTTTTCATAATATACTCCCTGTTGTATAAGGATCTTACACCATCTGGAAAGATTTTCAAGCAAAATCTATTGACATTCTCTTTTCGCTCGTTACACTTAGTGTGTCACGGTTCACCTAATGATCTATTCTAGATATAGTCTTTAGGATCAGGACTCCAATCAGACCAATCATTACCGAAGTCGTTGGGGTTCTTTTTATTTTTCTTTTGAGGAGGCTTATTAGAAGAAGGATCTACCTTCTTCTTTTTCTTTGCCTTCTTACGGGGTTTAACCTCTGGGAAAAGATCTTCATCCTCAAAATCTTCTTCTTCCAGATTTTCCCATGATTTGGCTTCTGCCATCATATCAATTATTTCTTCTGCCATTTCTTGTGGAACACTAAATGTTACATTAACATTTTCTGATGGTACATTTGAATTTTGTGTTGTAGGAGTGCCCATAATCTCTTCAGTCATATCTTGAAGATTTTGTGCTTGTTGTTTTATTTGAGGATTGTCTTCTTTTTCTTTTTCCACATCGTAGCAAGCAGATATTTTTGGATCTGGCATTGAAATAGCAATAATACCATCTGCAGCAATTTCAATTATTCTATCAATACTATAATCTATCCATGACTTGAACACCACCATTTCAGTGTTTGTCATTTGATTTTGATCTACAAGAACTACAGTTTTAAATTGCATTGGTCTTTCAACAACCAATGTCTTTTTTCTAATCTCTAGAACTTTAGCAATTAAGGAATCACCGTTCTTGAGTTTAATTAATCTGTATCCGTTATCTTGCATATGCTCTCCAATTTTATACTTAACTTCTTATGTGAGAACTTCTCGGATTCATATATTTTTAATCGCTCATTATAATGACGAAGAGTGTGATTTTGATAAGACTTCCAATGTAGGTCGTCTGCTATATCAAATAGTCTAGCCTTATCTTTATGTTCAGACTTTCTTAACTGTCTGCCAATACTCTGTAATACTCGTATTCTACTCTTGGATGGAGAAGAGAATACAATATTATGTAGTCTTCGGATTGAAATGCCTGTAGAGAAGGTTCCGTATGAAGCAATGATGATTGCGTTGTCTTGTTTTTCACATAACTTACGAACATCTTCACGCATCTCAACATCAGTACCACCATAGACAAAGAAAACTTTCTTATCCTTAGTATTTAGTTTCTCTATGAGTTGGTGAAGAACCATGCCATGTTTTTCTACAAATTGAAACAGAACAAGTGTATTGCCTTTTAAATTCAAAGCAAGATTTGAAATAAATTCATTTCGTGCTTGATTTGAAATTAACCAATCTATTTCTTCTTTATATGTTAATTTTTTAATTGCTCTTCGTACTTCTTCTGGATATTGAAGAACTAAACAATCAATTGATAGTTCAGAAAGAATATCTTTATTCATTAATTCTTTTGTGGTAGTAACTTTCTTTACTCTACCAAACAATCCTTCAATTACCAATTTGTGTGTCATGCTTCCATCAAGTGTACCAGTTGTACCAATACGCCAATCGCAAGTTGTTAATTTAGACATGATAGCACTTAAAGATTTAGATTTGAATAAGTGACATTCATCTCCAATCACTGCTTCAAATTGATCAAAGTATTTCTTTGGCATTTTGTAGATACTTTGCCAAGTTGAAATAATAATTCTTTTATCAGAATCCTTGTCCTGACCCCCGTGAATCTTATGACAATGATCTCTAGTCTTCCAACCAGTCTTGGATGAGTATTCAAAAAAGTCTGAATACATCTGGGTGACTAGGGATATGGTTGGGACGATTATTAGTATTTTTTTATCTTCTGGTAGAAGATTTAACAAATAACGACATAGGACATATATGATTAGACTCTTACCTGACCCTGTAGGGGACAATAGAAGGCTCCTACGCTCGTTTAAAGCGTGTAGGATCGCTTCCAACTGGTGCTGGTGGGGTTCTAGACGCTTTCCTGCAGCGTGGGGGTTCAGAGTCTTAATATACTCTATAACCTGTTCAAGAGTAATTCTATCTTTATTTTTTGTAATTCGGTTCTCAACCGAATACGATCTATCCTTTGCAAACTGGAGAACATAATCCTCAAGTCCTGCATAGATGGTCTGTCCGTAGATGTTATACAACTTGATCTGTCCGTCCCACAGTTTGTTCCTGTAAGCGGGCATGAACTTATGTCCGGGGACTTGGAAGGTAAAGTAGTCAGATAACTCCTTTGCAAAACTTCTATCACAGTCCACCTTTATATAAACAGAGTCTAATGGTTCAATCACTAAATCCATATACAAGTATTTATCATATACTTCCGTTGAGGAACTTACGCCAAGAGATAGCGTCGCGTATATGAAACTGTCGATTTGTGATTCCCTTAAGAATAGAACTCAAATAATCTACCTTTTCTTCTTGAATTGACATCTTGTTCTTTAATTCAATTAGATCCTTATCGGCATCCAGATAAATGTCTACATCCTGACGAAGAATCTTTAGATCAAATGGTTCCCATCCAAGTTCCTTTAATTGATCCTCGCTAAGTTTACCACAATAGTATTCCCATTTGAGTTTGAACATCTTGGAATAGTTTGTCTTATATCCCTGATATCGCAACTTCTCTTCATGATAAAAGTTGAGATACTTGTTATGCAACTGAGGAATACGCAGAGACTCCTTATCGAGTTCTGTGTCGTCAAACTTCATGTCTTGTTTTGCTTGTTCAATTAGTTCATTTAAAGTCATGATGTAAGTATATCACAGATTACGAACTAGTCAAATTTTCAAGATAATAACCACTATATGCAAATGATACTTGGCATGTAAGTGGTGTGACATCTGAAATATTTGTTTCAAATTGTATAGCACCTAATGATGTTGGAAAACAATCTTTCAAATGAACTGCAAAAAATGGTTTAGATGAATTATTTAAAACAACTAAAGTTGCATCTGAATAATTATCTGGGTACTTTTCGTATCTATTTGAGAAATTTACAGTTGGTGGAATTTTAATTAACCAATCATGTAATTGTTTCCAGTTTGACATATCTTCACTTAATGCAAATGACATATCAAAATTATCATAAGTCAATCCTCCCATCGGTCTACGAACAGGTGTAGCAAATGGTGTTGGTTGTATATATTCATTTATTGAAATTCCTGGTAGATTTGCTGCTTGGCAAAAATAAACTATATGTGGAATTCTATGAAATACCACACGAAACTTATTTGCACTTAATGGATTAAGTGTTTGTGGTTCTCGTGCTGTTATTGATTGATATATGATATTATCCATACAACTATTTATGCAAATGATAAGGGGAGGTCTTTCGACCTCCCCTCTCGTTCAGAAACTAGACTCTATCAACCACCACCGTAACTTGCATCATTACCATGTAGACTGTCTACGCGGAATAGACGGTAGTATTGGTTTCTTCTGCGTTGTAGTCTCATTGCGTCTGGGCTATTATCTGCACCAAGAACATATGGATTACTTACGATACCGTAGCGGGTCTTGAAACCAATCTTTGGTTGGAAGGTGCTTGTATCGACTGCTCTTACCATTTGTAGAGGTACATATGGGCAGTAGAAGATACCTGCGTCGTACGGGCTTGCACCCTTATAACCTACGCAAACATAGTTTACTGGTGTAAATGTATCAATGTGAGTTGGGACTGAGTATGGATCGATGTAAACCTTGATCTTGCCACCAGAGATTGTACCAGCGAGTGTGTTACCGTTTACATCGGTATTCATTGCGCTGTTGAATGCTGGTGAGAAGTCTAGGATACCACTCATTGCGAGGGCTGAAGCAACATCTGGGCTTACGATTGCCATGTTACCGCGACCTCTACGAGTTTCTGCACCGATTTGATTTGCTTCTCTTTCGATTTGGAAGAGAAGACCACGGAACTTCTCAGCACTCCAACGACCGTCTGAGTCCTTCTCTAGATCGTAAACACCACCAGTTGTTGAACCTAAAACTGGTGTTGTCTTTGATGCAATGTCTGCTTGTTGAGCACCGAGCTTAGCAACATCATAAACTAGTCTTACTAGTTCACGGTTGATTTCAAACATGATCTCGGTTGAGAGGATGTTTGCGAGTTCGGTTTCAGCATCTAGACCGTGAACTGCCTTGAGGTCTTGTGCCATTTCGATGGTGTACTCTGCCTTTAGAGCGCGAGTCTTTGCTTCAACTGCTGTCTTCTCGATTGTGAATGACATTTCATTGAAACCGTATGTACCACCACCGAGGTTTTCACCAATACTGGTTGACATACCACGACCTGGCTCGAATGCAGCATCGGTAGTTTGAATATCATCAGCAAAGAGGTTACCCATGTTACCTTGTTGAGCACCAGCACCTGATCCGGTTGAACCAGAAACGCTACTGCTGTTACCAAAACCTGTATCTGCTTCGCCGAAGAGTGCTTCTGCACCACTTCTTAGACCTGTTGTACCATTTGCGCCACCGTAACGACTCTTCATTGCGAAGATGAGTCCGGTTGGACCGGTCATTGGTTGAACACCAGCGATGTCGTATGCCATTAGATTTGGCATTGCACGACGAACTAGGCTGATAAGAATTGGATCGAATGAATCGATACCAGTTGTTGTGCCTGCGCCTGCGTTTGATGTACCGAGTTGTGTGCCTAGGATGCCTTGTGCTTCCTTGAGGCATTGCTCTTGGTTCTCTAAGAGAACTGTGGTTACATGCTTCTTGTAACTGTCTTTGATTTCTGGAAGTGCCTTGTGCTCAAGGATTGGCTTCCATTTGTTCTTTACTGACTCTGATAATAGTTGACGAGTGGGGTCCATTTTTTTCTAGCTCCTTTTTAGAATTCTATTTTATATATAATTTTAATTTTTTAGACTTAACCTTCGAGTGTTCTACCGAGAACATCTGAATACATTTTGATGCTCTCATTAATGAATTGTTGCTCTTCGTTTTGCTCTGTCTCTTCCATTAAATTGTCAATTACAGCACCTACAGCGGTGTTTTCTGCTGTTTTTACTGACTTTACTGGAGTAGACTTTGCCTTTGAATAGTTTTCAACAAGAACCTTAACCTTTGATCTGAAATCCTCTACACTTGAGAATTCTACATTTTCTGCAAGTTTTCTGAGGTTTTGTACATCAATAGACTTTAGACTCTTGGTTTCTTCTTCAAATGCTGCTGTTGCTTCTAGAAGTGCTACCTTTTCGCGGAGAGAGATGTTTCTTTCCATCTCTTCGTTTACTCTGGTTTCTAGATTTTCAATTGCGTCTGTCATTTCATCAAAAATGTTGGTCTTGTCTTCTGGAATCTCAATGTATGATTCTACGAAGAGGTTCTTTAGACCTTCAATGAAACTCTCTGCAATCTCGGTACGAAGACCGTTCTCTACGGCTAACTCATTTTCGTTGATCCATTCCTCTACAACATATGAGAGGTAATCGTTAATCTTGTTTTCTAATTCTTCAGCAACCATCATAGTTTGCTCTGCAAGTTTCTCTTCGAAGAGATTTGCCATTTGCTCTGTGATTGATTGAAGATTTGTATTTAATGATGCTTCATAAAGTGAAGATGCCTTCTCTATAAACTCTTCTGATACATCTGCACCAAAGAGTGTCTTAACATCTTCTTGAACTTTTTCTTTGTTCATGGATGGCATTTCAACGCCAGCAAAAGATGGCTTCATTGCTCTTGTTGCTCTATTTGCTTCTGCTGAAACACCAGTTGTTTCAAATTCTTGTGCTTCGCCTACGCCTGGCCAAGGTTGATTTCCCTTACCAGAAAAATCAACAGCACCCTTACTGCCACCAGCAGATTGTGTTGGAGAAGACTTCATGCTGAGAGTAGAAGCATTTGATGTCTTACCTTCTTCCTCTTCGCCTTCTTCAGTTTCCTCTTCTTCATTATCTTCTTCTTCGTCCTCATCCTCTTCCATTTCTTCTTCGGTTTCTTTTGCTTCAACAAGTTCTTCTGTTTCGAAGAGTTGATTGAGGATTTCTTCTGCTAGTTTCTTTGGATCCATTTTGATAATCTCCTTGATCGTAGTTTCTGTTTTTATTTATAATTCTTTAATCTTTGACAAAAAGTGTTCAAATATCTTGAGTTGGGTTTGTTCTAGATCTTTTCTAGAAACATTATTCATTGCTTTTTTATAATTTGATATTTGAACTTCTTGCATAATTCCGTTATTCCAAACCCATTCCTTGCCTTCCATGATGCCATTGACGAAAGCACCTGGGGCTGATGGATCAGCAACGATATCTACTGCTGCAAGCATAAAGTCCTCTTGAACATGGTTTACACCTTGGAATTCTCTTAAAGAACCCATACCACGGCTGGAAACACCTAGTTTTGCACCTTCTTCAATGAGACTGCTTGCAATCTTGCCCATTGGGGTATTTGTTAAAATCTTGGCTTTTCCTTCACAAACTGTTCCATTAAATGATAAATCTTTAATTAAATGTGAAACTTTATCTAGGTTTACAGTTGGACCTTCTGGATGTCCTAGTTCACCAAATGCTCTACCTGCGTTTACATAATTCTTCATATAAGCGGTAACAGCATTTCTTAGAATCTTTTCAGGATAAACTCTACCATTACGGTTTTGTTCTTCTGCAACCATGTAAGGACCAACGATAAAAAGAGACTTTTTACCGTCTTCTGCTGCTTCGGTTACATACTTAACATCTTGAATTGTTTCTGTAATTAGTTTCATTTATTATTCCTCTGTTTCTTCTATTTCATCTTCTTCTTGTTCTGGGGTAGAATATAGATTATTTGCAATTTCTACCTTTCTATCATCTAATTGCTCTCCTGCTTTAGCATAAAGAGTATCAAAAATGTTCTTTCTAAAACCTTCTAAATCACCATTTAACAAATTATTAATAAAATTGCTCATATTTAATTCCTTTATCTTATATATCAAAAATAATTTTTAGTCTGGACATGTACCACATATATTAGTTCTACATGGTGAATCGTTACCAAATGCTTGTTGTATCCAATTTAAATGGGGTTCTCCTGTATCTTTACAATTTTGAACATTCCAAGAATTATCTGATGGTGTCCAAGGACTTTGTATTGTGAGTAAACAACATGAGGCAGTTTCGTCTGCAGACATTGATGGTTCTTCTCCAGATCCGCTACCTCCACCAGTACTATAACCAGCAGCTAATAAATTCCTTAC